ATTGTATACAATCTCATATCATATATATTTCCCCAATGATTGTATACAATCTTGTGATTACATATAGAAATACATCTAATTTATGATTTTGTATACAATCGTGTGATAAATAGAAATGGACCACATATTGTGCGGCCCATTTCTAATGATTGATTATAAGAAGTATCCCGGGAATGAGCAACTACTAGCAGCTATATACATGTGAATATTATCTCCACTCGTAATTGTCGGCCATGCTGTAAGTGCTGTTAAATATACTTTCATTTTATTTTCTGAGAATTCTAATCTATAATTTGCAGGATAAAAAGCGCTTTCTTCATTAAGGTTAAATGCGCATTCGCCATAAAGTTCAATAAAATTTTGGTTATTACTTGATAGCGTGTTTGCCCTGTCACTTACACTATAAGTATATTCATGTACTAGATAATTATTTGCTTGTCCGGTGCTTTCTGCTGTTGCGTTAATAGTTATATTGTCAAGAATCACGAGTTGAGATGTTGTATCTGCGGCTACTAAATACATATTTAATCCCGCATCATTTGTAATCGGTACATATTGTACAGGCAATTCAACCTTGTTGCCTCCAGTGATTACTGACACAATACCTCCTGCCAATAGGTCATAACCGCTTGCGTTTGGATGATATAAATCGGCTATGCAATTTGCGGCTGTTTTGCACAAGGTCGAAACGTCTATAAACGCGCATCCATTTTTATATGAATTTACGGCATAATTATATAATGTGCTAACTCGGGCTTCCAGTCTGTCTTTAGAGGAACAATCAAATACGATATATATAGTAGCGTTTGGATATTTTGATTTGGCCGCATTAATGCAATTTGTCATTTCTGTATCTATTGATAAATTGGTATCGTTTCGTCCCCCTGCGATAATTACCATTGTAACAGATTCCGGATTTGGTGCCGTATTATTATCAATCATTGTTTTGAATGATGTTTCAGTTCCAAAACCAATTCCCCCCTGTGAATAATTGAAAAAATCTGTACCAACTGTTTTATGTAGTTTTTCTGCGACTTTGTATGCTAATCCTGTTTCTAGTGTTGCGCCAGTGCCAACACCGTAAGAATCACCAACAAATACTACTGTTCCGATTGTCACTCCTAGTCTATCAATCTGTGGTCCGGCAACCAATACATTATATTGATTTCCGTCTCTGTCCGTTGCCGGTACATATTTAAAATAATTATTTAATATTTGCGGTGTGCTATATTTAATTGGATTTTTAGTATTAAAATCAAGAATACCATCAACATTGAATGTTATATTATTAGGTGCTGAATTGACAATATTTCTACCATTAACAGTTACATCACCTGTTGCGGTGTCCGTAATGTTAACAGCGTCGCGAGAAATTCCTGCGGTTGCGGTGTCTGTAATGGTAACGGCATTGCGGGCAATTCCTGCGGATGCGGTGTCCGTAATGGTAACGGCATTGCGGGTAATTCCTGCGGATGCCGTATCTGTAATATTTCCACCACTGACAGACACGTCACCCGTTGCCGTGTCCGTAATGGTATCGGCATTCCGTGTAATTCCTGCGGATGCCGTTTCCGTAATATTAGTACTGCTATTTGTAATACTATCAGCCGCAACATTTGTAATTGTTTTTCCACTAACGGAAATAGAATCATTTGCAGTATCTATAATACTATCGGAATTGCGTGTAATAGTTCCGGCCGTGTCCGTAATTGTGCCGTCCGTATTGCGCGTGATATTTTTTGTTGTGTCGATGTTAATAATTGCATCCTCGACTGTGACCGGTACCGCATTTTCATTTTCAATGATTTTGCTTCCGGCAGCTAAAGATTTTGTCAGTCTATATAATTTGTTTACAACCCAAACTAGACCACCGCGCCCAACCGCAACGGGAATTGTATCATGCTGATCTGCCTGGACTGCAGCAATCTGTTTTTTCAGCGTATTAACAATTTCGTCGTAATTAAAAATAGGCTGCCAATAATATTTATTAGTCAGTAACTGTCCGACCGGAACCGGATTGATAGACATATATGCAGTCCCTGTTTTCGGATCCACGACAACTGTATTTTTTGCATACTGCGTTTCGATATCCCACTGAATCGGGTCCGCATAGGACAATACGTTAGATGCTACAAATTCGTCAAGTTTTTTGTCCATGGACTGAATAGCATGTAAAATCCAATCAAGATTTAAATCATGAAAATTTGTGTACGGAAACTGTTCAAAAATACCCATAATTAACCTCCATTTAATATACTAATAGGCAAAAACGCTGTTTAAACCTGTCAATAATATAATCCATCAAATTAAATTTGTCTACTTCACGTTCCTCGGTAATCATCTGCTGCGTCGTTGTAATACCAATATTTCCCTGTTCCGTCCGTGTATATTCTCTGTCAATATTTTCTTTTTCGTCATGTTTAAAATTTGTATTATTTGTAGTAGTAGCATCTGTATTTGCCGAACTATTTGTTGTGCTGTTTTCGGATCTGTCTGTATTTGTGCGCCCTGTGTCATCCGTAACGGTTTCACCGGATTGTGCGGCACTTTCAGAATTGAATCCGAAAACATAATCTTTTTCGTTCGTATTATTAGTTGTGTCAATGTTTTCATTTCCGGACGATTCTGTACTCTGATTTCCGGATGTAATGGAATGATCCGCAATTGTTCCGTCTGTCACATCTGTATAATTATTATTTTTGATATGTTTTTCTGTTTCTGTAACAGTGCCGTTTTTGTTCCAAATCGGATTATAATCCAGTACAGTCGTATCATACAATTTATTCCAGTTATGAACCTCGGCAGCCGACCAATATTTAATTGCTGTTTTAAAAATATTGGCATCCGGATATAATATTTCAAGTTCCGCTGTATCTAATAACAGTTTATTTACAAATACGTCCTTGTCCGCTGTTTCCCATTTATCCGGATAATGGAAAAAATCAAGTATTGTATTATCGTATTCATACATTCCCATTAGTGAGAGCGTCGCGCGCATTATCTTCCCTCCAATCTACCCATAAGCGTATACCAAACATGTTATTAATTTTTCTGCATGATTCCTGTAATTCATCTAACCATAATTGCGCCTTTGTACGTGATTCTTCAATCGCACTGTTTGCCTCGTCCGTTATCAGACGTTCTTTTTTTGTTGTGTTTGTCGTGGGGATTCCAATTTCATTATCAAATTTCATTTCCCACAAGCGCATATCATTCAGGATATCACCTGCGATATACGTCTCCCTTAGATTCTGATTAAAAAAGTTCCAAGTCGGAGTCCCGTCATCGCGATACAGATTTTTATCAATATATGCTGCAGGTTCTCCGGAAGCGATTTGATCGTACAATTTTTTGAACGACTCCGCCCCTGCTTTTCCGTCTGACGCAAATACGTATGCCAATTTACTATTAAGAAGGTTAGTACTAGCAGTTTCGGCAGATAGTGCCAACATATCAGCATAAAAATTGACAATATCCATCACCCCGCCATAATCCGGTTGTAATCGTAACAGTTCGCACTGTTTTCCAATAACGGGATTAAGGATACCACGTAATAGCGGGTTTGCGACCGTAGCAAATTTCGGCTGATAGAATACATCAAAACCGCCGAGTGTACACTGTTGGGGGATAACACCGAATTTATCTGTATTGATAACTGCAACATACCCCCAACAATATAATGTATACAGCAGGTAATTTTTTGACCATGTTTTGGGCATATCCCATTTGAAAACAGATATCGTTTTCTGCAACAGGTATCTAGCAAAATAACGCTGCAATCCGGTATCGCGAACATGCACCGTTGATGGGTTGACTGTGCTGTTTCGCGCGTTTTTGTAATCATAATAAAACGGTAAATTCATTTATGTATATTCCTTTCCCGTATTTTTTGCCATTGATAAAACAACCATATTGGATAATTCCCCAATTCATATGCACCGCTGAAAACGGCTTCTATGGATACATTTGTGTCCGGCATTATGAATTTATTATCTAAAATGGATATATCACCGTATAGCACATTCCAATTTTTAAATTCTGCTCCAACGCCTGCGGTCGCTGTTAGTTCGATAATCTCATCCGGTTTTGCATATGTTTTTGATGCCCGCGCGGTTCCGTTTCCGGACGCAATAACAGTAATCGCGTGCGTCCCCGGTTCCGGTGGCTGCGGAGGGGTGCCACTTCCCAGCGTGTTATAAATCGCTAATGCGTTATTATACATTTGCGAATCAGTCAGGTATTGATTGCTGCTAGTCCACGATCCTGTTTCGGCTGAATGATTTTGCAAATATGCTAAAAATTTGTCTGCATAATCGCATCGTTCGCTGTAATGATCGCCTGGAACACCTTCCCAATTTGCGAGAAAATCCCAAACTAAATCATATAGATTTGTACTGTCAGAATTTAAAAACGCTGACAGACTACCGTATGTTCCGCGCGTTTTCGGATGATCGCCGGACCCGTTATAATTCCCGTTCCACCAATTTTCAACGGTCAGATATGCTAATTGTCCGTCACCGTTACCGTCTCCGTACCCGTTTTCTGTCACCCATGTGTGTAATTTCCACAACCGGCCCTCTGACGTTCCAACATTTGTCCATTGCCCTAGTCCATAGCCGCCCCTGTGCGTATATTCATATTTATAATTCCACGCGCACGGTATTAATGATTCCCATATGCCGGGATTTACTACTGATTCCCTGCGCCAACATCCGCACATTGCGGCAATAACATATATACTAGACATAATAAAATCCTGATTCCATGTATGCCTTAACCGCGCTGATTTCGTTTATAGTAGCAGGTAACTTAACGTCTGCATTTTGAATTACCATATAACCATGCAGCGTTGCCGGTGTCGTATTTTTGCAAAACGGCCTTCCGTTATCCTTTTTGTTTTCGTCAACCAATCTGTAAAATTTCTGTATCAGGACAGGTATATCAGCATAGGCCGCGATACTGCCGTTTGCTCCTGCTTTCTGCATTTGCGGTATACTGGACCGGATGCCGTCTGCGATTGCGTGTGTTGCTGTGCTGACGGTTTGCGCACCGGATGCTGCTGTATTTAAACCGCCTGCGATCGGGTTCAGCAAATTACTGACATTCGTTGCAGTCGCTGCCGTGTGAAATGTATCACGCGCTACATCGGCAGCGCCGCTGATAACGGTTTCTGCCTGCGTCAACCTGTCAACCGCGATCTGTGCAATCTGAATATCAACACCAAAATTTGCATGTTGTCTGTACAATACATTTTTCGGATAATTAACCGCATCTGATGCCCTGCATATTTCCAGTGATGCAGTTCCGGATATCATATCTACAGACGTTAATGTTAATAATTTTGTTTCATCACGTACTAATGCAGAATCAATAACAATTTCCCCGAATGGTTCCATTGATAATGTAATTTTTGTAAATGGTTCGCAGTTTAAATAATTACCACGAAGCACCGACTGCGGATGTTTTTCTAATGGGAAATCTATTTCTTCAACGCACAAATTATCCCCTAGAATATGGCATGTCACATTTTCCAACGTCCACCATCCATAGGGTAAACTAGATAATTGTGATCCGAGATACCTGTTATCAATTTTAAATGGGTACCATTTGCAAGATACAACGTATTGAAACGGATTAAATAATGTTTTTAATAAACCGTCGTCAATACCTCCCTGCGCTACCTCCGTGGGGACATCTAACCAACCTGTATTTTGCATTAATTTAGCGCAAAACGTGCGAAATTGCGTATTTGTAAATACATAATATCCAACCGCACCCATGGCATTACTGCTATTATTGATAATACCCACAACATAATTTCCGGTTTCTAAAACCGGCAGCCACGGCCTGCTATCTCCCCGCGATATATGGACCGTCGGTGTCGGATATGTTGGATATAAATCATCTGTAATATTTCCATCGCTAGCATTAGCAGCGCGCAGCACATAAAACATCTGATTCCCAATATAATCTCGCCATGTTGCTAATGTATCTTCTTCCAGGTACGCAACCCAAAGCCGATCTTCAAAAACCCATTCGGAAACGTAATAATATTTGTTAAAATCAGGGATATATGCATAATTGTAACCGGACGGACTGTTATCCAACCCGATATCTAATTTAATAACGGGAGCCATTGTGCCGGAACTGTCTTTCAGTATGCAGCTAAAACGTGTCCCGTCTCCAGATGGCCGGACTGTGCTGTTTTTTTCTTTTGAAAATGTATACAATGAAACAATCATATAAAATTATAGGCACACAATAAATGTGTGCCTATATCTCCTTTTAAAATTTAATCAAGTAAAATAATGACTGCGTTTTCCGTGAAGTCGTTCCAATACCTGTCAGTGAATTTCATCCAGAAATTCTGATATTCCCCGCGCCCGTTATAAGGTGCAGACGTTGATCTGTTATTGCAAATTGTATAACCCGCTGTTTCAACGTCTGTAATGATTCCAAACAAATTACTAATTGATACAGGCGCTTCCGGACTCTTCAAGTCGCCCGTCGTATCCATATAAACAGGTGTCATCTTAATTTCGTCCGGACTGTTAATCGACTGCCAGAAATTAACTGTTTCCGTCACGGGCATATTCAGATAATTATCATGATACGTTGTGGACAGTACATTAGCAGCCGTCTGATAGCGCGTCGGCGCATACAGGTAACACCGCTGATACATTGTGGGTGTGTGCCGCGGTATATCTTTTCCCGTCACGTTCTGATGATAGATAACAGATCTTTCTGTCAGCATGGACGAAATAGACGCAATCCGCGCATACAGCCACCGCATGAATGACGGGAAATTATCCGGATTGTAAACCGTTTTTGATGTCAACTTCAGTCCAGTCGCAGCATTGTATTCTGTCAGCGCGTGTACAATCTGATTTGCATTCCCAATCGTATAGATGCCGGAAATTAGATTGCACAGAACCGCGCGGGCAAGTGTTTCGTGTTTCTGTTCCACACGATCACTGATATTCTGCACCTGCCCTGTGATAAATGCACCCAACTCATCCGGCGACTGGAAAGCAGTGTAAAGCTGATCGCGAAACAGTGTCCACTGAATTTCATAATCGTCTTGACCGTAATAATTAGTCTGTAATACTTTCGGTTTAATCGGCTTCTGCTGATCGACGGCGACATCATCCGTAATCGGCAGATAACCGTTGTCCTGCCATGTTCCGTCAATATAATTGATTTTCCGGACATGGTTCCCATATCGAATACTATCCGCTTCCAGCCCTTTGAATTTGCGCGTGTATGGTCTGTTCGCAAAAATTGTCCGTGAAAGAACCTGCGAAACGGCACCCATTAGATTTTCATATCCGGCCTTCAGCCCTGTCTGCGCTACTGTAATAAATTCTGCGCCGTTTGTCGGCGTAATCTGCGCCTGCCCTGTTGCCTGCGACACAATGCTATTCAGAACCGTACTGATCTGATTAACTGTTAAATTATTTGCTGGCATTATTTGTTACCCCCTCGTTTTTTGGATTAATAATATTTGCAATAATATCATCGGCAGAAGGTTCTGCCGCGCCTGCCTGCGATGCATTTAGCAGATTTCCACTATGAATATCATCGCGAATCCCTGCGATCATCTGATAGATATCATTGAAATTATGCACACCTGCCTGCGCTGCACCTGCCTGCGCTGCACCTGCCTGTGCGGATCCGTCCTGTGCTGCGCCTGCCTGTGCGGATCCGGCCTGCGCTGCACCTGCCTGTGCGGATCCGGCCTGCGCTGCACCTGCCTGTGCAACCTGTTTTTCTAACTGCGCGAACTGCGCGATCTGATTTGCGCTATAGCCCGCGCGTGCTAGTGTCAGTACATCATCTAGTTTCATTTTTTGACCTCCATCGCAATATTAATAATTGACTGAATTTTTTCATAATTAAAACCACGCTTTTCTAATAGATTTTTTCGCATGGTTCCATTACCATAAATTCCCTGCATAACATCTATTGCTGTTTTCAAATAATCAATCGGTGTGTGTTCCATATCTGCATCATAATTTACATCCGGATTAATATAGATACGTTCCCAATCTGATTTTTTATATGTGCGCGTGTCTGTTACATCATAATCAATGCCGCGCGCTTCAAGTACCATTCCATTATAATATAATCCAACATGTTCCTGTTTCCATACGATCATACCGTTTTTAACAGGGCCGGTATATTCTGTAAAATGTTTCGGCATATCGTATGTTGACATGTTGCTGATTCCATACGCACGGCATACCAAACCGCTGCAATCAATTGCGTGTTCGCCGTTCCGGATATTAGTCATGCATTTCTGTTTATACGTTGTTGTATAAATGCCAGGATATAATGCTGATAATATATTCAACAGTTTATATGTGCATTGCTCCCCTTTTGCGCCGTACCAGTAAACGCAATTTTTATACAGCAATGCATTTTTTATAATATCATTTCCCGTCATTGTCTAATTTATCTGTCAATACTACAATAGCTTCCTTTAATTCCGATATCGCGGACCGCATATCCGCACTGTCGCTGCTGGATTTATACAGCATCCATACAGCAACAAAAATAGGAAAACCTAAATTTCCGATAATTTGTGTGATTTCTGTCATATCCATAATAATCCTCTCTCAAATAATAGGCCGGATTCTCACAATCGCCATTGTTGGGGCGCATCTTCCGGATGCCGCGTATGCCCGTCCGGCCTATGGTTATATTATATCTTAAAAATATAATTGTCAATTATTTATAATATTTTCTGAATAATGCTTCACATGTATAGGTTTCAAAAATAATATTTTCTGACAGATACGCGGACCATAAATAAATATATTTATATGTAAATCGTTTCAATTCTACGTCGGTAATTCCGTATGTGGGACAGGACCCTGTTAAATGCAGACATGCATAATAATGTGTCCCTGTTTTATGTTTGTAAATAACCAACTCACCGACCCGAACCAATGCTTTATATTCGATTAATGGCCTGCTGTCAATCCGGCTGCGATCTTCATAAACAAAATCGTTATCGATTGCCATATTGCTGTACATTGTCCCACACGTTAATTTATATAATGCTGTTTCCTTTTTTTCCGCTGATATTGGACTATCATGTAATAGATAAATGGCGATCCCGCGATTTTTATCAAAGCGCATGGTCTGATTTTTAATCTGCATCGTATCGACAACATTGATTAAATTTAGTTCCATAAAATAATCATTAGTCATATCATTCGCATTTGCTAAAAACAGCACCTTTAACGGCGGCCTGCCCTGCAATTCCCTGTTTCTGTTAATTGTTTCATATGCATTGAAAAATACTGATGATTCATTTTTTAATGTGTGTTCGTGCTTTTCCGGTATAAACTCATCGTTAATCAGTACAGTATAATCGGCTGCAGACCATCCGCGCATATTTCCCATGATGGACAGTCCGACCGCGATACCGATCGGGTCTCCGATCGGCTTTGTCGTGCCGTCATCGTTCTGTTCCGCTTCATAAAATCCGGTTACATATTTATTTATTTTTTCAACCGCTGACTGTTTACCCATATCATCCATAACGGGCTTTACCGGTGACAATTCGCTGTTCACGATTGTCTGTATGATTGTATCCGTTCGGCGCATATAAATAAATTTAATACCGTGTTCAATGCAATATTTTATTGCACCGTATGTTTTCCCGATCCCGCGCCCGCCAACTAAAAAATTAAATGTATAATTATTTTCTATAATCGCGCTCATGTTTAAATAACCATCTGACTGATAAATATTCATAATATATCATCTCCAATAATCGCGGATGCAGCATTAATAATATCTCTGTATTCTGCTGTTATCCCCAATGTGTACGTAGTGGGACGTAAACATACATTCGATATAATATATGTTTCAACTCCGTTGCTGTCATTTTCTGTTTTAAAATCTCCCAGAGGTATATCATTATATACAGCTTCCAGGCTTCCGGCATCCGAAAATACAAAACCGACATTAAAACAATCTATCGGACGCTTGCCGTGTTTTTTCGCATATGATTCTATTTCTTTCGCGCCTCTAGACTTTCCAACCCCCGCAACTGTGATGTGAAAACCGTTATCATCTGTATATGCATACTTTTTCGCCCCCAATGTTTTAAAATTATGCATATCATGTTCCGATTCAAAAACACCCATATAATGCATTGTCCCTTTGGGATCTGTTGCATAGCTTCCGGATGCTTTTGATTCCTCTATTTTTTCTGCATTATATTTGCTAAAATCTGCATCACCTATATATTTCACACTGTCCGTGTCACAATACAAAAATTGACAACCATCTGCAGACGCGATCTCTATTCCCCTTTCCAATTCATACCGCGCCCACGCTGTGACCCAAACACCCCATGCATAATTTAAAAATGCTTTTTTTCTTGCCTTCTCCAGTATCTCAGGGATGCCCTTTCCTTCATAGGCATACCCGCTTTCCGCATGCCGCTCATCCCCGTGTTCAAACAAAATCAGATCCTTTGCCGGATCCTGCACCATCATTCCATAGATCGAATTTAATAGATTTTTCGATTTCATGTAAAAATATTCCTGACTTTCAATACCTTTTAATTCTGTCTTTCCGCGATAATATTTTATAACTGTATCAATGATACACTGCGGCAATCTTCCATATTTTGCGCTATATGCCTTTAATATAGTAAAATCCCCCACATATTCATTTTGTATAATTTTAAAATCAATATCTGTTATAGTTAGTTCGATATAATCGGCTGATAATACGCGGCCATTATCAAAAACACCATTAATAACAGTGCTGCATTTTGAACGTGATATGTACGGGACCCCCCACGATATATCACGCAACTGTATATTATATATTCCTATTGTCATTAGTACCGACCTGTTTAAATCATAGATATGATGATAGATTTTATCTATATCAGGATTTTCTATATTTTCAAATTTTGATATCGGATACAAATTATTGCATATGACAGCAGGATAGCTGCTAGACCTGTCGGCGCTATGAACCGGACCGTAATCTTCTTCATTAATTACCATATCCGCATAATATCTGTTCGCGTGTGTGTTTCCACCTCTGAACGCCATTTTTAACATTTCATATACTTCTTTATCAGGGTAAATTTCACGTATTTTTTTTAATAATGATGGACGCTCTGTTACTACTTTTTTGACTTCTCTACGAACATACCCCGTTGATGTTAACGGAATTGTGTATAATGTATCATTATCATGCTTCATTTTTCTAATAACAGCTTCACACAAACATATAACATCATTTATACAATACTCTATTTCTCCGGCAGATAGTTCTGTATAACTGTATCGCTTTTCGTTATAATCCAATTCTGTTTTTAAATTTGTACAATGCTCTGACTCCGCAAATTTACGTAATGACATATTAGACAATTTGTAGCTGCATCTGAATTCTATTCCACGGGATACAGCCTTTAACGGCTGCCGATTATCCACGCAAAAAAAATCATCGCTGCCGAACGGTATAATCCCGCGCAAAAACTGAAACTCATACGACAGGTTGTGAACATATGTTACCATCCTAGTTTTATCATCCATATACATAGTTAATTTCCGATAAAACATAATAAAATCAGTCCATTCGCGACCATAAACTACAATATAATTATAATCCCGATCCATAAACGCCCATTGCCATATATACATAATAGCATTATCATCAATAGGTTTATTATGCAAACGTGTATATTGATCTCTCTGCTGTTTTGTATAATCATGCAGCCGCGTTGTTTCAATATCAAATGCGGATACAATATCAATATAGTCGCATCTGATTCTTTTATGACTGTTCCCGCGCGGTTTTTTCAGAATTGGGATTTTATAAAACCAATCATAAAAACGATCATTCAATTTTTCAAATGGTATTACTTTTTTACCTTTTTCCATTTTTTATTTTTCGTCAACCTCGCCTGGACTTCCGACAGTTTCCCCGTTTTAAACGGTTTTTTCAATTTTTTGATGGAATCCATATTCAGCATGTACGCTTCAAAATTTTTGAAGAAATCATCCACATCTATATTTTTGTTTTTCAATGTTATAAACGCTTCTGCGACTTCTACGGACCCTCGTATGTGATCCAGCTTTTCAGCTCTGAACCGTTCCATATAATCAATAAATTGCTGAAAATTTGATTTATTAATTTGTTTATATCCGGCTTTGTGCAACTCTCTGACTTTGGTATCTATATATTTTTTATATTCATTAGCTTTATTTATCGGGTTGCTAATATCCTTTTTCATGGATGCCAATATGTATATGATCTGTTTACCCTTCAGATCGCGTATTTTCGGCACATCCCCTTTCCATCGTTTATAGAAATCGCTATACCGTTTATCATAACCGTATGTATACGGGTTTGCCTTTATTCGCTTGATCCGCTTTTGTGTGATATCACGAAGCGCAGTATATTCTGCTCTGATTTCCTTTTCAGACATATTTTTTTGTATTAGATATGGCGTATCTAATTCCCACCTGACAGATTTACTTGTAATTCTGTTCCGCATATACCATTACCCCGCTAATTTAAATAAGCGGGGTTTTGCCCCGCTTATTATATGCTCAAATTTATCACGTTAATTCTCTCTATTTGCCCATTTTCCGCAAATATCGCTGTCATCCGTCGCCGTTGTCGTCGTGGATTACTCAAAGTCGTCTAAACTGTGATCCACGTACTTTTCTTCTGTTGGATTCCAGTCTGTAATCCACAATGTATAGATATCATACGCTTTATCTTCATTTTCATAATGTCTTTTGATTAAATTTGCTTTATCTTTTTCTACTTCTATGATTGACGGACATTCACGCGGTGCGCTGCACCCTTCATGAAACCGTACACGGCAATAAATTTCAGATCCGTCTTTCTTCTTCAATTTTGTTACATATCCTGTAAACTTGCTTCCATCATGCTTACTAATTTTCTTGGAAAAAACTGTAATCCTCATTTTAATCTCCTATAAATTATGTATTCTTTACTTTGATTGACTGTGCTAGTTGTTATTTAAATTAAATCATAGGCATCACCACCTTTCAATTATTCTATCACATGATAGCTTTATAATACACAAACGCAACCAGGAACCCGATCGGTTCTTCACTGTCGAAAACCTTCTTTATAACAATTTCCACAAGCATGGAATCTTTGACGTTATCAATCAACAACGATACAACCTTTATCATATCGACTGCGGTTATATCATGATAATATAACTTGTCCCAATCATCACCGTAATAATCTTCAAAATCCTCACTAATCTCCTGCAGCTTTCCATACAAATCTTTATTCATTTCATAACCTCCCTTTTAATATCTATATAAACATTTATTAAATCACTGTCTACTAAATTATTACAAAAATTCTTTATAAGTACGCGCTTCTCAAAATCTGTTAAAACCTTACATGCCATAATCTGTTTAATTTCTTTTAAAATATCGTCTGAACCCATTTCTTTATGATACATTTATTCTGTCCTCTCCTAAATAGTCCAGGTCGTAAGTTTCCTGTTCATGTTCATTCAATGGCATTGCATAAATTAATATACAGCAATATTTTCCATTTTTGTCCGAATCCCAACGAATCAATCTTTCCAATGGTAAATATTCTATTAACCTCCTGTTTTTCATTCCATACATAAACACTCTGTCACCCCTATAAATTCTTCTTATTATTATCATCTCCTATCTACTTAAGTATATATTTTGTTTCGATCCCATTATCTCATATTATAAAAAATAGTCTAATACATAATTCATATCATTAATGCGGTTCTATATGTAATCACAAGATTGTATACAATCATTGGGGAAATATATATGATATGAGATTGTATACAATCCCTA